TTCTGTTAGATACTTGTTAGTAGTGCTTGGTGTACCAAAAGCTCCACCTCCAGCCATTGCAGCTTTCTCGTCGGCTGTTGGCAGGTCGTCCAGCACATCAGGTGTCGCCACCAAAACCGCGCCGGTTGCGCCGGTTGCTGTACCAGCCCGTACTTCAGCTAGTGTTGCGCCCTCAACCACACCTTTAACTGTGGTACTCGCGTCTGGTGAGGATACAAGAGCAATCTCATCCATGTACTTCTTGTATGTGAGGAAGTCTGTGATGATAACTGAAGAACCTACTCGGTGGGCTAGTGCCGCGCCTGATGTTTCAACACCTTGTCGTGACACTGTCACTACACTTGCTACTGAAGTTCCTGTTAGAGTCCCTGATAGGTATTCTTTATTAGATGTTCCGTTGTCCAGAGTGAAGTAATATAACCCTGTAGGTAAGGCTGTTCCATCATCATCTGTCGCTGAGGATAGGGTAAAAGACGTATCTCCTACTGAGATAGCGGTAGCGAGCTGCGTTTCGAAGTCTGCGATTATTTTAGGGGTTGCCATATGGTTTCTTTAATTATAACACGTTAATAGGTAGGTGAGCTCTCGTCTGTCGTTGCCCCATCAAGACTGACGTTTTGTTTTAGTCGGTATTTCTTTGGTACTTTGTCTTCATACGTCCAGATATCAAAGTCTGTTAATTGCTGTATATTGCAGTATCCGTATCCTAGAGCCTCAAACTTAACTGCCCTCTTCCTGAATTTCGGTACACGGATCTTCAGCTCCAACAAGAAGTCGTAAATGGTAGAGGAGTCTCCACCTCCAATAGTGTCTTGTCCAATAAGAGTCGTTCCTATAGCGTAGGTACTGTTGTAGTCAACGTAGTCACCAGACCCGAGTATCGTTCCTACTACTTGGGCTGGACCGTCGTCAATTAAGACTGATACCTCAATAGATTGTTCTGGGCTGATTTGACCTTTAAATCTTAGTTTCTTAACCTTCTTAAGAGATGGTCTGCCTAGTAGACTTCCTTTAGAAATCCAATGATTAGTTATTTTAGTCCCCATGTCGTCTGGCCCACTGAATAGTTGGTAGACTGTCTCAGCTAAAGGATCACCCGCATATAGTAGCCCATCATCTTTCGTGAAGCTCTGTGCTGCATAATTAGAGACGTCAACAGACTTCTCTTGTGTGTCGCACATAAGTAATCTATTGTTATCTGCTGAGTCCTCTCTACATGCAACAACTACGTACTTATCCCACGAGAAAACAGAGACACCTCCATAGCTGTAGTTTTCAAACTTAAAGTGAGGGAATTGTGGAATAGTTAGGAAGTTGTCTCCAGTTAAGTTACGTTCAAGGATATTCAACTGAGGCTTACTTGGGTTACCAGTATTTAAATACATTATTCCAGCACTTGTCCCTACTGCTGATCTGAGTGTCTGTACTCCGATGTCAGTTCTAATAAGTTCATTAAGAGGGTTAGTGTCTGCTGTGTCTAATGTGAATTGGTACACTGAGTTCTCTTTAAAAGAGAAATAACTACCGTCGTATGGTAGTACGGTCTTGATAGCGTCTCCTCCTTTATCTTGACGAACAACGAATCCTTCCCCAGCTAGTCTGGTTGCTGATTTACTGAAGTCTGTAACTCCTAATGCGTTGCTGTCTTCCCATTGATAGTCAGCTGTACCTGCGCCAGTCTGCCCCGTAATAGTGAAGGCACCTGTCATATAGTTAATAGTACCTGTACCCCCTGCATCTCCAGTCAAGGTTCCATCGTAGTTGTCCGTGAACACCTCACCTGATGAGGTGTCAGTGATTGATACTGCGAAACAGTTTCGTGTGGCACCACCAGCTTTGAAGGCTAGTGTGTCTGACTCCACTGTTACAGCTTCGGAAGAAACAGTCGTATATACATCAGAATCTTGAGCATCAATATAAGAGCCATATAGCCCAGAGGTATCATCTTTAGTATTCCACATAATAGAACGCGCCCTATCAATGAAGAAGTACCCCTTGAAGTTCTTTGTGCTGTCATACATGTCTGCATAATCTCCAGGGTTAGCTGTGACTATCTTAAATATCCCGTCCTCTGGAGAGCCACAATAAACGAAGTTACCAGCTACAGATGCGTAGTTAGTAAATGTCATATCTGAGTCAGTTAGTCCTGTGATGATATCTGTCCATGTGTCGCCTAATAGATACTGAACTTTTGTACTAACTTTCCTGAAAAAGACAGCCGTACCGTTTGTTGTAAAACCTGTGTGTAATGACCACACCTTACCTGTTAAGCCCTCATCGCCTAGCGCCTGTCGCCCGAACATTAGTTCAATGCGCCCGTCTTTTGTTAGCCACCCCAAAGAATCTGATGCAGCGTCATCTGGTATCAGTTCGTTAGATAGAAGATTGTGAGTCCCGCTAGTGAAAGCTACGATGTCTCTTCTGTCTAATGCCATATTATATTTGTACTAACTGACTGTTCCAGTACTTAGCGTTGTTTAGGATATCTACTGCTGAGTTCAGATTCTCTTCTCTATAACTCTTAGCCTTGGGTGATTGCTGGATTATGAAATCATCTGCGGCCATAAAGTGGAACAGTGCATCGTGATATTCAACTGGGAACCACGGAGTATCACCTGAAGTAAGGTCAGCTTGTTGTGCGTGATAATCGAACTCCACCGCCTCGACTACGGTTGGTTGCTTGGTGAACTCTAGTCGTGAATTAGGGAAGTCGATGTATGCGTATCCCTCACTGTTGCGGTACTTCCGGCGGTCAGACCATGAGACAACTGGGTAAGGGGAGTAGTTAGCACTACGGAACACCACTGGACGTCCGGCTTCATAGGAAGAATCGGTGTAGTCATTATTAGCTGTGAGGTAAAGAAAATCAGATGGAAGGGCAACATAGGATACTGAGGTTGATGTGGTGTCTGAAAATTCAGACTTGGTTCCTTCCCATGTGTGGGCTGAGTTCCAGAATCGGTAAACTTTATTCAACAAATCGAGCTCCTCCTGGGTAGAAAGCTCGGTTGTGTCGTCGAGGTATAACTCGAATTTTGTGATGATTTGTGCTGCTGTCATGTGTATATTATATCAAATTCCTAGCACCACCCCTAAATATTAGGGGCAGAGTAGAAAGTCGATGACTATGCAACGAGAATCTTAACGTCTAGGAACTTAACTGCTCCATCAGCAAATGTTTTAATACCTGCTAGGTATGAAGAGAATACGTTTGTACCTCTTCGGTCATCTGTTTTACGCATATCAACTGGTGCAAGGTCTTGCACTACTAGGTCGATTGCTCCCTTCTTACCGAAGTAACAGTTTAGCCATTTTACAGTAGCACCTGAAAGGTCTGTACTGTAGATGATTCGTCCTGCTGCTGTGATAGTAAGAGTGTCAGTTGCGTCTACATATGTAGCTTCAACTTCTGCGTTTGTTAGGATAGCTCGGTCAGCTGTAGACACTTCAAAGTATCCAGTAGCTGAATCTTGTCCAGTAGCTGAACCGTTGATCATGTTAGCCATGATAGCTCCTTGAGCGTCAGCTGAACCAGCGATGTCAAATTCACCTGCAACAGATGGTATAGCCTTCGCAGTGAAAGTTACTCCATTGATTGTAAGGAACTCGTCAGCTGTAGCAACGTCAACAACTTGAGTTACTTCACCTTGTAGGTTTTCAGAAACATACATTACTGCGTTTCGTACAACACCAGCGTATCCGTTCTTGAATACTGATCCAGCGATATCGATGTCCTTACCCATTAGGTATTGTTCGATGTCAGCTGCCAAGTAAGAGTCAACTACGAACGCCATGTTTGTAGATACTTCTTGGTTTTCTGCGTACCGTAGTTTCGCAGCCATTCGAGTAGTCATCTGTGGAACAGTTGTACTTGATGGTGTGATTGGAGTACCAGTTGAACTTAGAGTTGTAAGGTCACCTGTGTCGAAAGTGTTGTTTGCGTTTCGTACTTCTGAGAATACCTTGTAGTCAAGGTTCTGAGAAACTTTGTGTGCAATCTTTCCACCGATAACTTCACCTGGGTTCAATGGTCCTGCTTGTGTAACTTCTCCGTCTGAGATGTGGAACACAGCTTCTTTTTCTACGTTTACGTTCAATAGTTCTGAACTATCAGTTACAGTATCAACTGTTGATGCTGAACCTCGTGTTACGTCTCGTACAACAACACCTGAGATGTCGTATGCTACTCGTTCAATAGATTCTCCGAATCGTAGAGTAGACTTGAAACGTGTGTTTGCGATTTGTCCTGATACTAGAGTCTTTTGGAAAAGCTCTTGGTATGAATTGTCAAATTCTGGACGAAAGTCTGTTAATGACATTTTAGTTTGGGGTTAATTTTTTAACCCCCGCCTCTTATAGGTTGAGTCTAGATGGCAGGTCCTCGTTATATTGAGCCCTTAAATCTGGGTCAGCCAGTACTTCTCTTTTGTACGCAGGGTCACTTTGAGCTTTCTCGAAGTCAACCTTTGTCTCTTTGGCTCCTCCACGAGGTGTGGTAGATTCGATAGTGCGCTTACCACCGATTGCGTTGCCATACGCGTCGTCAAGTAATTCAGGTAGAGTCTTATCCTTGTTAGAAGGATTTAGAGCCATTTGCTTGATGATATCAAGATTGGCAATATCCTTATATTCAGGGTTGTTGTCGAGTGCTTCTGCTAGATGCTTGTCTAACTTCGCTCCCTGCAACTCTCTTTCTTTTTCCTTTTCGATTTTAGCTAGCTTGTCAGCAAGTTCTTTCACTTCAGGATCTTTCTCGGTATCAGACACAGTACTATCTGCATCCTTCTCTTTCTTCAATTCCGCTAGTTCTGCTTCCGCAGCTTTTCGCTTTTCATTAACCTCGTCGAAACGAGCTTTAGGGATTTGTTCAGAGACTTTGGGTTCCTTTGGTGTTTCCTCTTCCTGAAAGTCACCTGCGGTAACTTCAGTTACTTGCTCATCATTTACAGTTTCTTCTGACTGAACTACATCTTCAGCGGGATTAGTAGTGTCTTTATCGGACATATATTAAATCCTGTCTTTTATATCTTCAGTAGATAGGGTATTTTACCGCGCCCAAACGTGCCTTTATTATACCATAATGATGTCTGTCCTTTATCCAAGTGGGCGGGGAGATACTCAGATAAAGGACACACGTCACTATTAAGCGAGTGCGTCCTTTAGAAGGTCTTTTAGGTAATCTTCATTTTCTTCAGAGCTATTCAATAACTTCACTAAATCAAGGTTGGCTCGAAGCTTTGCTGTCACTCCTTGGAACTTAGCCAAGTCATAATCACTACTGTTTTGGGCCATGTCTAACACCTGAGTGGTGACGTCCTTCAAGAGAGTGACCACTAGCTTCTTACCACCTTCAGAGGTAGCAAGGGCTGTGATGTCGTGTATCTCATCAATCTGTTCAGCTAGGTCAACAGCTTCTTCATTCCCTCCTTCCTTACTGACCTTATCCTTTAAGCTCATCTGGGTCTATAGTTACTGCGTCTCCGCTTTTCACAAAGCCACCAACTTCATGGATAATGTTTGACATGTTTTCGTAGTCAGCGATTTGCTCATCCACTTCCGTTAGCTTGACAGCCGCGTCATCTGCTACCACTTTGTTCTCCTGATACATCCAAACGTGGTGCATCTGTTCATCTGTTAGCTTCTTGATGAACTTATGGTTTTCCTCAATGTTCTTACACGTAGCAACACAAAGCTTCCTTTGCGACTCCATTTCTTTTTTGACTCGTTGTAACTCTTTCTGGGAAGACTCAATATCCGCGAGAGTAAACTCGTTTTTCATATTGCTTCTCTCTATAACAGAAAATCTGAAATCTTCTTTATTCTCTTCTACGACTTTGAAATCTTTAGGGTTATATCTTTTACCTGACATTTTGTTGTATTACGTCTTGTAATGGCTGGGCTGGTCCCGGCTGACGTAATTGCGCTGGTTTAGTTGCGCCCCCGCCTGCTAGTGCCGCCTCTTGTTCTTGGCGAGCCTGATCCTGCGCTTGTCGCGCTGTGTTGGATACGATGACTTCGTCAAGGGTACTCAGGTATTGTAACATGCTCTCTGTCTGCTCTAATGTCATATCTTCCTCATGGTCCTGCATGTAATAAACGAACCTCTGCTTGTACGCAGCGTTAGCTAATCGGTTCGGTTTGATACGCTTACCATCAAGGATAGATTCAATATCTCGCTCTGCTTCAGTCATAGTCTTGGAGTCTCCGAACTGGTCTACATCCAATAGCTGACGGATAGTATCCTTGTCTTCTCCTGCCATGAATCCTAGTCTCTCAACAACAACCTTCTGATTCACCAACCCTTGCTGTCCAAGCATCGCCGAGTAGAAAGCACCACCTGCTCGTTTCCGTTGTTCTGATAGTGCTAGTTCCGCATTAGACTGTTCTGTCATCACTGCAAATTCGTCATTCTTATGGAACACATCGCTCCTTTTAATATCCTTAGTCTCGATCCCTTCTGGGCCAATGATGTCTACAGCCACCTTCTTAGTCAAGTGTTCTCGTACTCCTTTCTCCCATAGTTGTGCGAACCGCTTGTACGCAAAGCTGTATGTCTTATTGAACAATCCAAATCGGTCTGCTACGTTCTGCTGGTTCCCCTCGTATATAGTCGCTCGTCCGTCTGTGTCCTCTACCCCTTTCGCTCCGGCTGTTACACCTGACGCTGATGACTTGATAGCCTCTAGCGTGTCGAACACCTGAATCGGTGTATTGATGCTGGGAGTCTCCATTATCCGAACTGCGTTTTGTGCCAGTCCTTGGTTAGCTTTAACGTATCCATCCTTCCTGTATTTCAGTTCCGCTAGGTTCGCTACGGCTGAAGTGTCCACCACTCGCTGTGGCTTGTTCACTCGTTCCGCGTTGTCTAGCATCTGGTTGATACTCACAGACTGCGCCATGATTATCTCTCTTACATAGTCGCAAGGTGATGGTGTCCAGAACTCAGTTAAGTCAGGATATGCAGAGTAGCTCCAGAAAGGCCATAGCTCTGATGCGAAAATGTTCTTTAGGGGTTCTATACGGATAGCCTTCGCTCCGTCTTCTGTTATCAGCAAGTAGTACCTTTGTCCTTCATATGTCGTATACCATTCCCAAAAGACAAACTTGTCCTTTGACGTAATGTTCTTTTCAGCTCGGTCGTGTCCGTTAGCATATACCCTATTATCCTTGTTCGTTTGCTCAGTCGTTGTCTCTGTTGAGTTACCATGTCCTTGAGCCAATTCCTTAACGACACTCTGGTCGTAAGTCTTGTCCTTTAGCATGTCGTTTATGTCCTTTATGACTCCGTAACGTCCCATATACCTTCCTCGCTCAAGGTCAATCCCTCCAGCATCTGGGTCAACTAAGAAGTCGTAAACATCAAC